GTACGAAGAAGTTATAAATAAACATCTAATAAAACACAGAGTTCAACAGATACTAGAGGTTGTATCATGAAGATCAAACACCTTAGAGATGTTATACATGAGTTCGATAGAGAATGGCGGAAAAAGTATCCTTTTCCTGTGAAAGGTGAAGATATACTTATGTGCCCACATTATAAACATGCTTCCTATGAGGAATCTCCATGTAGAGAATGTTTAACAGGTGTTCTCGTTAAACGGGAATTTGCTATAATAGACAGCATACAAGATGCTATACAGTATGAGAGTGATGAATAATGAATCGCGCACTAACATTCGATGATGTAGCCTTAGTACCTCAATATAACAACATCGAATCAAGAACTGAGCCTACTCTAGACTCTTGGTTAACTAAAAAGATTAAAATAAGTATACCTATTGTAGCTGCCAATATGGATACTGTAATTGGGGATAAACTTGCAGACGTAATGGTTAGTTATGGATCTCTACCTATATTTCATCGGTTTTGCGATATTAAACAGCAAGAGTTTTGGGCTACAGAATATTCTCAATGTTTTCTATCCTTTGGACTAGGATACGATGATTTAGAAAAAGCTAACTCTTTTGGCAAAGTAGTGAATGTTTGTTTTGATGTGGCTCACGGACACTGCGAAAAGATGGTATACGCTATCCGTCAGTTTAAGATTATGAACCCTGATTCTCAAGTTATTGCAGGTAATGTTTGCACAGCACAAGCAGTAATGGATCTTTACAATGCTGGTGCTGATGCGGTAAAAGTTGGTATAGGTCCCGGAGCAGCCTGCACGACTAGATCAGTCACAGGCTTCGGAGTACCACAGTTCACAGCTATACAGGAATGCGCTAGGATGGGCCAGAAGCTACGTATTCCTATCATAGCCGATGGTGGTATCAGGGATAGCCGAGATATCGTCCTAGCGTTAGCTGCAGGCGCTTCTACGGTTATGATCGGCAAGCTGTTTGCTCTGACCGCCGAATCTGCAGCAGAAAAACGTCAGATTGTAGGGACGACTGTCTTAGATAATGGTCTTTTATTTGAAGCTAAATATCGTGGACAGGCTAGTGAGGACTTTCAAAAAGATTATTTTGGAGAATTAAAGTCAGGTACTGTTCCTGAAGGTGAATCATTTTGGGCTCCTATAAGCGGATCTGCGAAGAAACTAATTGATACCTTATGTGGTGGAATTAGATCCGGATTTACGTACGGAGGCGCGAGAAACATTACAGAGCTACAGCGAAAAGCTGAGTTCGTAGAGGTTACTAGATCTTATCATGATGAAATGGCAGTACGGAAGTAAAATGTCCTCAATACGTGCAATTCTATTTGATTTGGATGGAGTGTTGGTAGATGCTACGGAGATTCATTACCGGGCTCTTAACCGTGCTCTTAGAGAGACTTGTGGGTTTGAGATAGACCACTCAGAGCACGATTTGAAGTTCAATGGTCTTCCTACGAAGACTAAATTATCGCTCTTAATAAAACAGAAGCGCGTATTAGATAACCAATTAGATAAGATTTATCAAGTTAAGCAGAGATATACTTTTGATGAAATAATTACTGCTAATCTCTATAACTCAGATAAGATTAGAATGGTTATGGAACTAAAGAAAAAGTATATCTTGGGGGTAGTAACCAATTGCAGTAAAGGAACTGCAATGGAGATGCTTCGTAAGTTGACGTTATCTGAATCTCCAAGCCATTTTTTCTCTACTATTATTACTAACGATAGCGTGAGATTTAATAAGCCTCATCCTGAAGGTTATATTAAAGCTATGATCAATATTAGATCTTATCCAGAGGAAACGTTAATTCTAGAGGATAATGAAAATGGTATCGTAGCCGCACATGCTACAGGGGCGAATGTCATAAAAGTTGATGATGTTAATGAGGTTAATCTAAACTTCGTGCAGAGATATCTATAATGAAAACGGATAAACTAGTTCCTACGATACTAGTCAAGAATGAAGCGTATTGGTTACCCTATGTTCTTGAAAGTCTTCGTGATCATTTTTCTAGATATGTTATCTATGATGTAGGCAGTACGGACGGAACAAGAGAGATTATAGACAACTTCGTTCAGAGCGAAAGAAAAGATTCAGAGTTCTTTGTCCGAATGATGCCAGATTGTCCACCTGTTGTACAGGGTGCTTTCCGTAACTCCATGATTGCTGAGGCTCGAAGCGAATGGTACTTTATGGTGGATGGGGACGAGATCTACACCAATGAATCCCTTAATACTATTGTAGGATATGCCGATAATCTTTATCAGTATTACGAAGAAACTGGACTATTATACGGAATGGTACCTAGAATAGAGGTTCAAGCAAACCTAAAGACTGCATATGGGGTACACGATAGGGTACCTCATCATAGACTTTATCATAGAACTGCAATTTTCGGTGGCCCTCATCCTAATGAATATCAGATATATGAAGGCAGACCGGGCAATCAGATGTGGCTACCAAAGGGTGCCATCTGCTGGCATTTACATGGAGCCTTGAGATCACCTATGGACGCTAAAACTCATGGTCGATTAGACCGGAAGAAAAAGCCAACTTATCTTAGGGGAGAAGAAACAGAAATAAACCTACTAGACGAATTGCCAATTTTAAAAACAAGAATTAAATCTTATCCGGTTAACCCGGTACTAGAGGATTGGCATAAGAATGGCACACTATGAATCAGTTAATGCGATGTCGATGTGGACGATGGACTACCTACGGATTGGCCTGTACTAGCTGCCGGTCCTCTATCCCCTTTTCTTCAGATGAAGAAACCTTTGAGCCTGTCCCCCCAGAGGAGGACGCTAATGAACCTGAAGAAAATCAACTAGATGAAGAAGAAGAGTAATGCGAGTTGCGCTTTGTCTGAGCGGCCTTAGTCATAATCTTGATCAGTACTATAATACAACAAAGGTTGGAATCTTAGATAAATTTCAGCCTGATGTATTTGTGGCTTGTTGGGAAAATGATTATACTACATGTTGGGAATCAGAGCACAAGCGCGCTATAAGCGTATATAACCCAATTCTATACTATACCGAATACCAGAAACTTGTAGGCGATCCCCCACGAACAGAACTTACGGATAAGTTTATGGACGAATACCCGCGTAAGACAAGGTGGGAGAACTTTCGTAAAGGATATCCAGAGGAGAAAAAGTTTAAAACAAGTTGGGGTCGCCAGAATATGTTGAATTTATTCTACATGATCTGGAAATGCAATGAATTAAAGAAAGTACATGAGAGGCGAATAGGTCAAATATACGATATAGTTATTCGGGCTCGCATAGATAGAGGGTGGGAAATTAATCATTCTCCATTACGACAGAAAAATAATACAATCTTTCTACATAATTTAAAGTATGATTTATCGGACTGGTTTGCTTATGGTTCTTCAGAAGATATGGATAAATATTCTAATATTTATCCTAATATAGTTAATATCTGTTTACAGATGGAACAGTGGGATATCACCGAAGAGACACATAAGCAAGCATGGTATAAATGGTTGGATCCCCATAAAACACTGCGACAACATCTTACAAATGAAGGCTTAGACTGGCATATCTTCGATAGGCCAGAGGTTCGTGGGCACGGTATAGCGTTTGATCGACCTCTACCTTAGTGCTTTCGGCAGTTCCTCTCTTCCCAACTCTCAACGACATCCAACAATTGTAGAATACCAAGAGCTTGAGCCGATAGAACTTCTCTAGGAGCAGAGAACGGGGCCGTTTTTCCGATTGCCATATCCAGCTTATTAAGCTGGTATGCTGATAGCTGCTTGACTTCTCTTGCGTACTCGCACGTTACAGGTGGAGTGTCGTTCTGTCCGGAAGCGGTCCCACTTAGCAGCATTACAGCTACTGCTACCAATATTAGTTTCTTCATTATTGATTTCCTTGTATTTTAATCTTTATGCCCATGTCACCTAACATAGGGTTAACAGATCCATTATTGCTTGAGAATCCTCGCCCAGCGGATTCGTGTCTCATAGCTGCTAATCTTGCTCGGGCAGCATTACTACGCTTTATGGCGCTATCATTAGCCGCCTGATTCATCATGCGCTTTAATTGCTCTGCCGAGTATCCCCGTAATTGAGGATGTTTTTCTATACCTTTTTTGTTGCGCTCTAACCATTCCCTGAACTTCTGAGTAGCAGGACCGGGATCTTTCCACTCTTGTACAAAGGTTTCCTGTACTTCTGTTGCAACTTCTAGAGCCCGTTGCCAGTCACCATTCTTAACGTATGCCCCCCATTTCTTGGATAAACTACCACGATAAGCTTCAATGCCTCTCTGTGTTAGGGATTGATTTGCAAGATACTGCTCGCCAGAGGCAGGATAGAACTTACCCGGCATACCTATATTATTCATGAAGAAATCCCATATGGGATCTCCCGGCTTCCCGGTTGTAGGCATGACCGCTTCTCCGAATTCTTGTCTTAATTTATAAGTAGGATCTGGGGTCGTAGCATTGAATAGATATTTTCCTACTATTGGAGGTGTTATAGCCGCTATCAGATTCATCGTCTGTGCTTGCATTAGCTGTGCCGGATTAGAAGGATCGTAAGGAATATCATTACCGAATTGATCCTTACCTGTCCAAGCATTCATAATACCTTGTAGAATCGGTATAGGTTCACCTAACCCTAAAGGAAACTTCTGCATAATAGGAGCTTCTGGTGCTATAGTCTGAGGGAGGAATGAAGCATGAGGCAGCCAGTCAATGACCATTGCTCTCATATCATCATTCTTATCTCGGAACGGAGTCATTACTGTATTAGGCTTTTGCGCCCATGTAGGCAGATTCCGTTGAGCATCCTTCGTACCCTCAGCACTTTCATCCATAAAAGGATACATTAAAGACTGCATAAATTGGGTAGCATGTAACCAAGGAGCCATTCGTAGAGGATGATCAATAACGTTATTCTTAACAATTCGCATAGTCTCTACAGGAAACGAGATCCACGGTAGTAGATGTCTTCTTACGCTTCTAGCTACTGGGGCTACCGTATGATAGATAGGAAATCGTCTAGAAACTTCAAGAACAGCACCAGCTTTCGATAGTCCTCTCTGGCGAAGATTAAGATAGTAAGCCAATTTGAATGCAGAGTCTACGTTTGTATACATATCTGCAGCATTCTCAATCGAAAGTGGTCCTATTCTAGCTTTAGCGGCCTTTTGAGTATACTCAAGTAATCCTTTAAGAAACATTTGAGTATCACTAGTGTTATCCAACATTCTCTGTAGTGATTCAAGTCCTTCTGCTTTATTAAAGGTTGACTCGTCAAGAAGTTCAGCTAGGTTACCAGAGTTGAATTCTTCGGCAATGTCGATATCCTTTGCTCCGGGGATATGAGACTTTATGGTCCCAACTTTACCTAGAGTTACATTTTTCTTATTTGCCTTCATTCGCTTCCATGAAGCGTTTACAGATGTCTTGAGAAGATCGAAGTTCTCCTTACTAAAAGGATTCATTCCTGCCCACATCATGTTAATAACGTTACCGCCTACATTTTGTAGTTGAGTAGGGACGTTAAGAGCAGTTCTACCAGTCTTATGCAGAACGGTAAGAAACTCGATCATATTAACCGCACCATGAATCATGGCAGGCTGTCCGGTCTTGGAATTAGTTAACTCTTTGAATAGCTCACCACGAATCCATCCAAGTCCCTCATCACTATACTCTTTACCTACCTTTTTACCTATCATTCTGCGGATGATATGAGCATTTGGTACAGCATCTAGATTGACGTAATCAGCTCTAGCCGCAGGGGTTAGAGCATAATATTCATCTGCATTCTTGGTTAGTTTCGGGTTCATAGCAATATCGCGGATATACCTGAAGTTCTCGAACAGCAAGTGCTGTTGAAGCAAATTCTTTATTGTTAGATCCGAAGAAGAAATGTCTAATATTTCCTTCGTTTCTATAAGAGCAACTTTAGCCTGCTCTCTTGCTCCCTGTTTAATCAGACTAGAGATATCAGCATCATCGGAATGGGTTAGAAGTTCTAATGCTTTCTCATCTTTTCCGGCTTTAAGAAGATCAAGGGCTTCTGTTCGGTTGATCATTCGCCCGGCATCTTTTAACTCTGTTTTTCTCTTTAGTAGGTGGACGCTCTCAGTTCTTGGAATATTAATAAGCTGAACTTCTCCTCCTTTGTCTTTAACCGCCGTAACTAGTCCTACTTCTGCTCCTTCATGACGCATAGGAGTGCCACGACGTACTAGTGAGAACCATACATCGCCAACCTTAGCTCTTTCTTCAGCAGTAACGAATCCTTCTGATTCCATATTATCCATAAGCTTTCGACCCTGATTCTTCATTCGGATTGCCCATGGTCTATGGGCTTCTGGAATCTTAGAAAGCATATTTTCGTCTTTGAAGTAACGAGTAATAGAAGGACCCATCTCTTCAGGAGGAAGATCCGCCATATGCTTATTGATCTCAGCACCTTTAATCGCTTCTTGCATCTTATTATAATGCTGGGCTCTAGCAGCAATGGGCTTATTAGGATCCATTAGATCAAGGTATTGGTTCGAGAATCGTTGTTCGAATCTATATTTAAAAGAATCCCATGGGGAGGCTTGACCAGAAGAAATCTTAGCCTCCATATCGCGCTTTCGGATATGAGACCAAGCATTTATTCGGATAGTTTCTTGTTCTCGATTAGTTAATTGAGCAAAGTCTATACCTTCTTCTACGAAAGGCTTCAACTCAAAGGCAGGAATATTAGCAAGTTTAGTAGCTCGAATACCTTTATGAATTGCTCCTAAAATAGGTAGTGTAGTTAGTCCTACAGCAATCCCCGTTCTAACAGGATGCTCAGTCCATGCATCTTTAGCTGTTTCTAGATCCCATTTAAACCCAGTCTCATCGAGAGATATACCGACTGAGTTCATCTCATCGCCGAACAACATGTTCGGTACATCAACGAAAATGTTCTTTCTCTCTTGAATAGGAGGAAGGAAATCTAATCTGTTATAGCTTTGAGCTTGAGAGGTTTGGTAGTTTTGAGTAATATTTTTTATTACAGAAGAAACGTGATCTTCACCTTCAGGTATAATACCGGGAGTCTTTGGTCCGGTATCAAATCCTCTCCTCGCTAGTAACTCAGATAATGAAACTTCAGGCTCAGCCATTTATTACTTCTTCTTGGGTTGTTTCTTTAACCCAGCTACTGGCTTTATCTGCCCGTCCCATGTTGCGAGGGACATCTTACCTGTCTTTGAGTTCTTGATAATTAGATCCCCATCTTTATTGGGACCAATAGGTTCCCAGTCCTCGAATCCAGACGACCCCATAAATGCTTGCTGTACTCGAAAATATTTATTCTGTTTTACATTATCCAAAGATTGAATCATTACTTTTGCTGTATTTACTAGCGGGGCAACTGGTTTACTAACAGCCTTTTGTCTGGGACCAATAACGCCGGGTTGGGTTTCTGTAATAGGAGCACCTACTACTTCTTCACCGAAGAACCCCCCTACCGTCTTAGCTATACCGGCTCTAGTCTCGGGAGATACCAATCTACCAAAGAATCCGGGTGCCTCAGGAGTCTTTGGTATGCGTAACTCTCTAGCCACATGAGGTCCGTATTTCTCAACAACTGCATCCATAAACGCTCTAGCTCTTTGACGTGACCCTCTAGTCTCGTTATCTAACTCAGCATCAGATACGGCTATCCCTCCAATTCGCTCATTAACCCAACCTCGTAGGCTTCTCTGTAGCCAACTCTTATACTCTGAATAGTTTTGAAAGGGTTCGTGGGTATGAGGATTTCCACCATTCTCCGAATAGATAGCATTGAATGTAGCCGTAACAACGTTAGGTCCAAGCGAATTAATATCATTTGGTAGTTTATCGGTAATATCTTTGACACTCTTAAACACTGCTTGATCGCCTGCAACGTTAGCAAATCCAGTATCCCCAAGAATAAGTCTACCAGTAAGTTCTGGCGTTAGATTACCTTTTGGAATAGTATTAGGATCAACCTGCTTAGGCCAATTATACTGCGGGAACATTGATTCAACCTGCTCCGAAGTAGCGCCGGTCTGTCTAACGAAATCACTCTTAAGCTTTTGCATCTCCCATATTTCATTAATCTGAGTTGGATTAACTTCAGTAGCTACTACACTAGTCAACTCGTCCTCACCACCAGAACCCCATACCATACCTGTATTGGGATTAACTTGTTTCGTTCTGGCCCGTTCTCGAATAAGCTGCTCACCAATTGATCTTTGGATCTCTAGCTTCTCTCGGTCTCTAGCCTTAACAATTTCTGGACTATCATTTCGGTTTAGGGCACCGACCGCCATGGTAGGATTACTAATATCCCAATTATGGAAAATATTTTTGGCAATCTCAGGCTTTTCTCGAAGTTGTCTGGTTCGTTCTTGAATCTCTTCTGTTTCAGCTACTCTTTTTCCAGCTAGAGCCTCATCTGCTTCTCTCTTAGCGGCGTCTGCAGATCCTTCACCTTGAGCTTCCATACTAGCTGTAGCAAGTTGAGTAATGTTATCGAATTGCTTCATATCGTGCTGGAAATGAGCCTGTGCTAGCTGAGTAATATATGGATTGCTCTTAAATCGGGTAGCATTTGTGATCATTTTGCTAGTAGCCGCACTATATGACTTAAGAATCTTTGAAGCCATATCCGGATCAGACGGATCCGCTAACGCACCAGAAAGGTTATTTAACTCTTGCTGATAGGATGCATAATCATTCTGCATAAACTGCTCGAATTGGTTCTTATAGAACCTGTCACGAATCGTATCAGTAATTAAACTAGGTACATCTGTTCTAACTTCGGGTAACGGCATTAGCCTCTCTCCATTCCGCCACCGCCTATGCCTAGAGTTCCAAGACCTCTACTAATCAAACCACCAGCGGTAGATGGATCTCTATTTCCATATTGATCAACAGGTCCAGCAACTGCCTTACCAATACCAGCAGCAACTTGTCCTATCTTACCCATAGCCCCAAGAGCGCCCATGCCTACGCCGGTTGCAGCCATCATGCCAAGTCCACCGGCCGCTATACTAGCTACTCCGATAGCTCCTTGAATCCAATTATTAACCTTAGCTCGCTGCTTAGCATGTGCTGCTTCACGGTACTGGATAGCATTTGCTGTAGCTTCCATCATTACAGGAAGAGCCGAATTTAGCATTAACTCAGAAGCCCTATCCATTGCGCTATTATATGATTCACGAACACCAGCAACGTTACTAGCCCAATTTTCATTGAATTCAAGTTGCGTTCTGGCGTTTTCTCTGGCCCACTTATCTAGGGCTACGCGGCTCTCAGAGATCTGTTTTACCCGCATAGAGTTGATCTTACTTTGCTCCTGCATCTTGACCATAGCACTCATAGCTTCGCGTCTAGCTGATCCGCCTTTCTGAACTGCTTTACGGATAGCTTCGGCGTTCTCTCTAGAAGCCGCACCAAGCCCTTCAATAATAGGAAGCTGGGTATTCTTAATCATTTCATTCCAAAGAGGACCCTCTCTGGCTACTAATTGTTCAGCTTCAGCAGTAAGGCGAGAGGCAATTCGGAATTCGGCAGATCCTTCAAGTTGGCCTAGTAAAGCGTTTTTATCGACCTTAGTTATCTCGAAACCTTTTTGTTCTCCCCACCCAGAATATCTAGCGTCGATGCCCATGCCTATTTCTGAGGTAGTTAAAGATTTACTCTTAATAATACCGGGAGTCTCTTCTGTAGGCGCCGCTCCGCCGCCTCCGCCTCCGGCAGTCGAACCGGGAACATCATAGGTACCAGCCGCACCTAGACGAGCCCGTACCGCTCCATAAGCCTCTTCTGCGGCTGTTCGACGCTCCCGAATCTCCCGAGGCTGATGCGCCGCTAAAGCGCTTAATTGTTTATATTGGGCAGCATAACGTTTCTGAGAGGGCATAATATTCCTCTATATAGTCCTAATAATAGTGTATCAAATCTTATCCAGCTTGTCCTGTTTCTCTTACGGACTGACCGGGTTGAACGTGGAAATATAACCTTATTCCGGTAATATAGGTATTAACTCCTTCATCGTCATTGGTAAAGGTTAGTCTAACATAATCTCCGGGCTGAAGTGTATGTGGTATTGGATACCTGCGGCAATCTTCTCCAGAGGCGAAAACAACACTTACCGTGGCACTAGATGTAGGAGTACTTTGATTAGGACCATGAGCGGTCTCGATCAATACGTCCCAAGTCGTAGCATCCCCATCGTGTCTTATCTCAATAAATCTGGGTGCGGCTCTTCCGGTAACTCCTTCAGCTTCCTGCCCAGCATCACCGAGTCGGAAATACTTAGTTGTAAATACAGTAGTAATAGCCTCATAAGTGCCGCTAGCTGCAAGTTGAAACCGATCTACGTCCAGATCGAATAACTCATACATCATACCATTTTCGTCTCCAATATAGATATGATTATCTCCATCTGAGTCTTCTACTTCTTCGGCACATTGAGGGTTGAAAGAATCAGGTAGATCTAATTGCCACCATTGACCATTTAGAATATCATCTACTGGATATTGGTATACATAAGTATGAGTGTAATCTCCACCGCTATTCTGAGCAAATAACCCGATAGAGTTGAAGCGTTTAGAATGAAAAGTAAATAAGAATTCTAGATTAACTTGACTAAATTCACTATCGAACTTATCTCTAATCTGCTCAGAAATCTTTTGTGGTGTATTTAGATCGTACAAACGCATACCGTCTCTATCTACGGACCAACCCATAATCTTTGTTTCGCCTACTGCTCGTCTACCAACATTGCCTAACTTATTTAGAATCTTATTAAATGCAAAGTCAGGATTCTCACCAGTTGCCTGCCATTTACCTGTTTCTGTTTCAATAACAAAACCAGAGTATGTTTCATACATACCAGTAACACGATCATCGAATGTTATAGTATTAAGGAGAGGGAAGCTTTCTGGTTCGCTATCCTCTGAGAAATAAATCGAATTAGGTTGAGCGGGATCGCCAGAAATGAATACTGTTCTTTTCCATGTCTTGACGATGCCTCCAAGTGGGGGAGGACTGTTATCGTCATTCAGGTCTCCAGCAATAGGAGGACTGACTTGACCAAGAGCCGTATCCGAAGTAGTATCAGTATAGGTAGTAGTCTCATTATCGTTAATAGTAGCTACAAATAGATGTATTACGCCGCCATTAACTGTCCGATATATAGTTCTAGATGTTACCTGAGGATCATCAGATACCGGGATATTAGTCAAAAGAATGTTAGTTCTGCCGAATGTACTTACTCCTGAAGTAATAGTTAATTCAACCGATTCTGGAGATGCATTACTTTCGTGGCCATACTTAGTACCATATGTTATACGATATGAGTAAGTTCCAGCGTCGGCAAACACTGTTTCAGCACTTGTCGTAGCTGCCGTTCCAACCGCTGTTGTAGGAGCCCCAGTATCAAAGGTTACGAAATTATCCCATCGGACGTTTGAAATAAGGTCGGAATTAGCATCCGAGTTAATACGGAATCTAGCAAAGTTAAGTGCTGAAGAGTCAGGTGTACCAGTAGTAGCTGTAGGAGAACTAAAGTCTAAAGCAAGATCATTCCATCCTTCTACCAGTTCACCAATTCCAAATGTAAAGGTATAGTAATGATTAGTTAGATCGCCATTTGAACCTACAAAGATCTGTACCGCAGCAGTTTGGTCAAAGTTAGCTATCTCACCTCTCGGGATATAAAGAGATATTTGACCTCTATTGGGTATTAGAGCACTAACACTAAAGGCACTATATGCTTTACTAAGATCGCCATTCTGTTGTGAGGTGCTAGTCTTAGAGAACTTAACCGAACTACCATCTTTGGTTGTAGTCGTCTCATTAGATGCTGTACCTCCATCTGCCGTGAATACAGTAGAATCAGCAAAAGTTTCAATTTCAGTTTCAACAGTACCGGGAGCTAAAACTCCCCATCTTTGAACCTGAGCACCATCGTATTTAACCATAAGATTACCCTTACCGATAAGATAAGGATCTCGGTTAGAGATAAGCATGAAGTCATCGAACATGGCATGACTATGAAATAACCCAGAAAGTCTAGTTTCGGTGATGGGAAAACCTACTCCAGTTAGAGCAGTTAAAGAAGCTGTAGGTTGTGTTCCAGTTAACTTGTGCAGTTTGGTTCCTGCAGCGACTAGAATGTGGCGAAGGATCTCACCATTCAGATCCGCCGCCTTATAAAAACCAATCCAACTAATAGGTTTAGCTACGCTAGATTCAGTATATACTTCACTTAATACGTTAGTAGTACCGGGACATTTACCTATCGCGCCATAATGGGTAAAGAAATCTACATTCTTAGCTGTTCTAAGACTTACGTCTAGGACAGCCTCTTCAGACCCCTTAGTGACTAGCCCAGTTAATGTTTTTATGTCTATGTAGGGCAGCTTTCCACGATCAGCCATTAGAACCTCTTGATATGCCCAAGCTGAGCATATCTATCCATCATACTTGAGAACTTAACCTTTTTCTTTAACTGAGGAGCTTGATATGCGACTTTCTTTTTCTCTTTAGCTATTGTTCTGAATTTCCCAGTAGGAGTCTCATCCCGAAGTTGCTGACTATAATCCCGTCGTCGGTTAGCTGCTGACTGTTTGAGCGTACCAGTAGAGAATTCATCAGCGAGACTAGTAAGGGTAGATTCACGGTCTAATCGTGTCCTTTCAACTTTAGCTTTATGCGCGTATGGGTCGTACTTAAGCATGGTTCTAACTATAGTATATCATTATAGCTTGATTGTTCCCATAGTTGCATTATGTATAGTACCCATTTGTTCGTGTGGTGTTTCAGTGTATAGTAAGAATACTATCCCCATAACGCTAGGGTCAAAATCAGCCTCTTCAGGCTCGAAAAAGTCTACGAATGACCCGGGGAAAGACATATAATGCCTCCCATTGGCATCGGATAAAGTATCGCCCAACTCATAAAAAAGAGTAGGTAGACCCATTACTCCTACCTGAGAAATAATAGATTCATTCTCTATTAGACTATAAGATATCTGATTAATCTTTCCGGGTCGGCCGCCATCCGACGCATCGTAGAATGTTGTAGGGCTAGGTCCGACTGCACCCCCTACTCCGGTTATAGATGTTACTAGAGATGAGGCGGAAGATGCTCCTCCAAAAAGTTCAGGAGCAGGAAAGACTACTGTTCTATTCTCAAAATCAGCAGAATCCCCATCTACAGAGAATAGAGGTAACGTACCGATAGGAGTAGTCTCTGAACTAGTCCATAATCCTACTCTTCCTACTCTATCTACAACTCGTACTCTAACTGCTACTGAAGAACCACTAGGTAAACCTTTAATAGATATCTTATTGGTAGGTGCAATTAATACGGTAGAATCTACATATGTAGTATTCTCAGCATACTCTACTTCGTAAGTTTCAAAGTTACTAAAGTGTTGTTCAACCGCATCCCATACAGCATCGACACCTCCACCTATTATTGTTAAAGTTAAATTACTAACCTTAGGTATTCTATTAGATAATACTCGGGGACCTACTATACCGGGATTATTGACGTTTCTTTGCTGTACTGTGAAAGCATCAATAAGATTACCTATACGGACCATCAGCGCCTTTTCAGACCCATCAAGTCCCGTAATAGTGGACATCTTAGCTGCTATACTTGGCAGTCTAAATTGCTTATTTGGGTTACGCGGTGGCATTATATTAAGTAGAAAGATTCAGCAACTTGGAGGCCGTTAAATAGTCCTCCAAATACTTCTCTTTTCAGTTCGTAAAAGTTAACTGTCTCCGCCTCTATAGATAACTCCATTTCATTATCTTTATCTGGATCGTCATAATATACGGTCATTCTAACGTGATCTATGAATCCATAACCGCCGAATGTAACGTTAAAGTTTCCTGCAGCAACGGCAAACCCAAAGTAAAAGTCATTAACAGTAGAAGGCGAAGGATAAAAACCCCATAAATCTCCGGGTCCACCGTATGTTTGATATCCTATAGCATTAACGTTATCATGAGGTATCCCCGGTGCAGTACCATCCGAATTAAACTGAGACAAGAAGGGCCAGATCTCCGGAGATGCCTTATCAGGAAGATCATCTCGAAGTATAGCTGACCCTCCTTGTCTAGTGACGAGTAATACCGATTCATCACGTATATCTGTATCCGTAGGAAACGCTAAATACCAGTGTTGTAGGAACTGAGCAGAGGAATATTCACCGTAATTAAATCGGTAATCTATACTACTTTTTGCTTCAAATAGTTCATGTATTTCATCGTCACGAAGAAAGTGATTCCATATAGCAGCGGAAGCGTAAGCTCCATCAAGTCCACTAGCGCCGCTCTCACCCGAAGCTATACCTATACCTCTTCTAGTTCCATCTCCAGTAGATAAAATTCCTCCATTTAGATTTATAACTATAGTAGGAGTTCTTTCTACGTCATCTAGCGTTAATGTTGTTGCTCCTGCACCAGTAACATCATCTCTACGTATAACTATATGATGTAAATTACCATCTATAATTAGATTACTAAGTACATCATTAAATACATAAGCTGTTTCTCTAGTTGGAGTTGTTTCATCATTTACAGTAAAACTAAATAAATATCTATTATCTGTACCGGCTCCAGCATCGACATCATAGGTATTAAATAGAATAGTTATTGTACTACTTTCATCCGTTTCCCCTACCTTAAATACACCTCTAGATGCCTGTCCTGCTCCGGCAGCGCCTATTATTAAACCTTCAGTATTAGAATATCTAAACCATATTGAAAGAGTCCATTCATTGAATATTCCAACTTTTGCATCGCCGGGTACATCATCTTCTAAACTCCATAATAATCCATCCGTAGTGGAATCTGGACTTAAGTTAATCATGGTGCCATAAGAACTATCAGTAAATATATCGTTAGAAACAACGTTATTAGCTTTACTTAATAGAGGTCTATTCTCTTCAGCTTTTCCTAGATCAATAGTTATCCTATCCCCTCGAACAATCTCCATTCGACGCTTAACTTGAGCCTCCAATCCTGTAACTGTAGCATTTGATGGTACTTCAAATCCATAATTATAAGTCCTAAGGTATTGACTTGCTGCTCCGGGAGATATAAAGACATCAGATTCATTCGCTTTAGCGCCTGATCTTTTGAGAATATCTAATGGGGTAAGATCATATCTAGAAGGTCTAAATACACTTTTTGGTTGTGACCATGTTAGTCCGAATGGAGATACATAAAGATTTTGTACTGTTCTAGGATCTTGCGGTCCTTGTCCTCTTAGTACTGGAGGGAAAGTTACCATTATAGGACCGAATGCTGCGGTATATCCACCTCCGCCGTAAAAGGATGCAGGAACATCTCCGGGTAGAATTACAGGTGTATCTGGGTCGTTATAGGCTGGATCTGTTGAGTGAGCAAACATTTGCTCCATGCGAGTGAGACCATTAACTCTCCAACGTACTCTATCCCATATTCTATTTGCACTACTAGTTGGTTTGGTTAATCTATTTGATACCTGTCCAAATAGTAACATACCTCCTACATCTTCAGTAGGAATAAAAGTCTTAGAATGTAAGGTATAGAAATCTGGAAGTTTCGATCCAGCAAATCTAACTTTACTAGTAAGATTAGGTTCTGAATGAGAACTATAATTTTGATAGAATACAGATGTATATACTTGTGGAGCAGTTACTTCCGGATCCACTCTAACAGTATTTGACCAATTACCCGTCAATGCGTCATATCGAACGCCTCTAACTCGTATCCATTTCGGCCCAGTAAGGTTTTCAATAGCAAAGAATGTCTCGAAAACTGGTAGTGTCTCTGGGTTACCGAATGAATCTGTATCTGAAATTTGTACCTCATACATGGTAATACGGTTATCATCTAACCTATTCCATCGTATTGATGCTCCAATAAAAGATGCTTCTGCAACTATAGTGGGAGAATCTACAAGTCCGCTAAGTTTTCTTCTAGTCTGTCTTTGAGGTACACTTCGAGCATGATAATCCATTAGATCTTCTGCTTCGGCAAATATATTACGAAGATTATCTGCAACGGCAGGATCTAATTCTCTAAAAAGATTAGCAAATCCTCGTAGAGGAACTCTAGGATGACCTCCTTGAAATTGGCCTTTCTTATACGGCATTGCTATCGAAGTCCTGTATTACTTCTAATACTTTATTATTTCTAATAAAGATAATAGGATCAGCCTCTTGTACTGTTATTGTTGCTCCATGACCGGCATTAAATATCTCAGTAACCTCAGCAGCAGTTAATACTGTACTCCATGTTGCAACTGAATGAATAGCTCCATTAAACCTATTTGCTGTTAAGTTAGTAGTATTAGCTGCAAATACTGCTCTTCTAGATGCATCAGAAGTTACTACTCCACCTACTGCATCTGCGGTAGCTACCCCATTAATATATATAGTTTGAGACGTTGTACCAGTCTTAGTTACCGCTATATGAAACCATGTTTTACCTAAATCACCAGCTACTACAGTAGTACCGCTAGCGGTCTCATTAGCCGTCCCGGCAGCGTTTGCGGATCTAAAGGATAACAAATCAGTAGCAGGCTTAAAGATTAACCATCTATTACTTTGAGTAGTACCAACATTAAAGTCCACTATAACTGTAGTTAGTCCAAGTCCACCATCTACTCTACACCATAACGAGATAGACCCAGAAGCACCTAGCCCATAAATATTATCTGATGTATTGGCTAAAAATTCAGAAATACCATCAAAATCTACATACGGTCCATCTATAGGCGGTGTAGTAAATATATCTCCCGCACCTATATTCTGCGCATTTTGATCCATATCAATAGAACCAATATAATCTTTACCTATATCGGAACTATTACTTCCTAATCTCCACCAGTGGGTTAGAGAACTAGAAGAAGCATAGTTTCCGCTATCTATAGAAAGATCAAGTGATGTATCTACCGCGCCTCCGGGACTCCATTCGGTACCGGGACGTTTAGCTGCCTGAAGTCTTATTCCTACCACGCCTGTACCGGGTGCATTAAGGAATGGGGTCATAAAACTACCAAAAGCCATCGGGGCTTTACCCCTTTTAGTTATAGTACTGCCGGGAACTGCGGACATAACACACCGGCTGCCGCCTTCAATCTCTCGAAATTCTGTAGTATTATTTATATCTATGAGCCAACGAAATTGTACATGAGCAGGACCACCTGCATAAAATCCCACATCTTCCTGCACAGCGCCTACCGCTATATGGGTCATAGCGCTTATAGCTGATTCGGCAGCTTCGTATTCTTCAGAGAATATAGTTTGCCATTGACCTGTTCCAGCTACAAGTCTAGTAGACTTATCTCCTACTTCCATAGCATTGACGCTAATCCGTCCTCTGGCTGCTCGGCTTCTAACCGTAGCAGACCATGGACTAGCTTCATTCTTTGTATTAATCACCCGTGCTCGGAAGAACCGAACTTGACCGACTGCAACTCCTGAAACTAGAGTACTTGTTTGAGGTGTTTGAAGAATAACAGGATCACTAAATGCATTAGTAGAGGAGTGTTGAATTTCATAGAAGAGAAGTTGACGATCCGGATGCTTAGAGGCGCCGCGCGACGTACCTCCTAGTCCGGGTGGGACTGTAAAGTCTACCTTAAACTGCTTAAACCCTGCTGTAATCGTTAGATCAAGTATAAAGGGTATTTCAGTATTTAGTATTCTAGCGGCGCTCTGGTGAACCTGAGCCGCTAATGTATCATTTAGGGTGGTCTCTAGCCTGCTAACCATGAGCCGCATTGCAGCAACCCGTCCAGCAGGCCAATTTCGTAACCTAATATCTTGGCTAGGAAATCCCCTTTTATATTCTGCCATTACGCCTCCTGATTAGGCGTCTTCGTAGTGTCCCTTGAAGGGTTGGATTTCCTGTTTAGCTATTACTCTTGCGTCAATGAATCTAGTCCAATCCTCTTCCATCTCTGCCCTAAGCCGGAGAATAGATCGAACCTGACCTGATTCTTGTTGACCTTCCGCATCGAAGCACGCAATAACCGTATCAAGAACTATAAGCTCTTCAAAGATCTCTGGAAAACTGGTATGCATTGTGTCCCCATCTGCGCTAAGCTCTGCGGGTACACCAGCAAACTCTATTCTTATACCGCCAGTTACCGATTCTTTAGGAGTTGGTTCTAAAATGAACCCATTACCAAGTGGGCGATAACAGGGGTGATACTGATCACCAAGAGAAGAATTATTAGGATTAACACCTTCATGTCGTTCCCATCGCTTGAGAGGAACAGTATTACCGTTGGATCTAACAAGCTCAATCTTTTGCAACCTTAGGAAACCAGATGGGAAAGCATATTGTGCCGTATCCGTAACTAGATTTCTTGTTGCAATAGATACGAACCAGCCTTCATATGCCATGATAAGCTGAGCACATCGTCTACGGTACGAAGCATTAAATAATTGATTAACGAAAGCATCAGACCAATAAGATGTGGCAGCGTTTACTTCTCTAGTGTACCGTCTTACTCCAGCTTTTAGATTTTGAAATGTTCTAGGCATTACTTAACCTTACTTATTGCTTTTCCGTCCCAACCTACAATACCGCCATCTTCATCGGTACTAGGTCTAGTAATTCTTGACCTATTACCTTGCCCGCTATAACTAGTGATTATATCAACAGTTTGATCGGTAGCTTCAATATATCCTCTTTCGTAGTTCTCCATTGCTTTTCGAAATGCAGATTTATTTTCCTTTTGGAGATCTTCGAAAGCTTGAGTCTTTTGCTGGTTTGTCTTTTCCATAGCCGCTTCAGCCTGTTCCTCTTTCATGCGAATTATTGCTTTGCGACCATACTTTTCAACTAGCTTTTGCTCCCAGATTGACTCCAAAACCCTATTTAAATATTGAGGTTCCTTTGATTTTATCTGGATAATATGATGCCAGCCTACTTGACTTAGACGCCAAACATGCCAAGTCTCATCGAGAATTGGTGCGCCTTTACCATCAGTTACAGCCCAACCCCATACTTCTTGCCCGAATGATTCCTGAATTTGATATCGTGGATCTTCAAGAGAGCCATAATACTTATTCATTACATCATCCCAAAGGCACCTATATGGATGCCATACACAGTAAAGATCGTAGTCTAGTGCCTTGAGATGGTAATGAAACATTTCAGGAAGATCGTCACCGGGACGAAATTCTTTATGAGGTAGTCCGTTAGGACGGAACGTCTGTGGTAGATATCCCATTTCTATCTCCTCCCCTAATTGATTAGAAACCGAATAGGAACAATACGCCAGCGTGTGCAGAAAGAGCGTCGTTATTAAACGTAATCGTCTTACCGCTTATCCCTAGGTTTACAGATTCAATTGCCGCGTTCGAGTCATTATTCGGTACAAAGCAACCGAATACAGGTCTCTGAATTCTGCTGGAATAGGTATCTGCGTCATCTACTGATGCAATCTGAGCTACTTCTAGCTTGATTGGACCGAGAGCTAGTACGAAAGGACCATTTGAAGTTGTTACTGCCGCCATTTATTTCTCCTTAGTGTGGCTTTTACGCCACTTGTCTTTAATCTTTTCACGACAATTTTCGCAACGCTTTGGTTTTCTTCCTTTACCAAAGTCTTTATTGAACTTGCGAAAACAGTCTGAACACGTATAAGTCATATTCAAAAGAAAACCCGGTAGAGGCGTGAGATCCTCTACCGGGTCTTTATTCAGTTGTCCTATAAATCGTAACTTATAGGGGGCCTAACCTGTTAGGGTTAGGGGGTGATATTAGAGAAGCTCAGGTCTTCGGACTGCATCGCCCTCAGCGAGGAAGCTTACAACCGGGTCTGAAGTAGCTGCTACTTCGTCTTGCTGCTCGGTTGCACCTGTCTCTACGAAAACGTAGAATTGCTGTGCAGAAACCGAATATACTACGCTTCTAACGCCGTGTGCTGCCTCGGCTAGACCTTCCTCTAGCTGAAGCGACAGGTAGTCAAGAGACGTTAGCCCTAAATCAACAGGGCGTAGAGTCTCACCACCACGATTATAGTTAGTAACCACGAGTTTACCAACTACCTGCTCCTTACTCTGACTGGCATTACCAGCACTATCAAAACCAGCGCCCGGGAGCGAACAGCGCCGTCTTACTCTTACAGAAGTAGACATTTTTTGTTTCCTTATCGGATGCCCCGTTCACGCTGGAATGAGGTATAATCCTGCTATGGTGTGTTATACGGGCTCTTTATCAGAGTCCGCTTCCATTAATAGTATAGCAAATTTACGCGGTTGGAATCCCTAATTCCTTACCAAGTTCTTGTACTAGCTGAAGAACTGCCCCTCTAGCCGCTATTTTCTCAGCCTCAGAGATCTTGTTTGTGTGATCAATAGACTCTAACACGCTCTGTGCAGCAATATTGAGAGCCGTTAAAACAACACTTCTAGCTAAAGCTAACCAAATTCTATTAAACATTACTGTACTCCTTAATTTTCGTAATCGTAATTAATCGGCTCGCCCGGTGCGGGGACGGTATGATAACCATTTCCAGTTCTCTCTTCCATCTCCTTATGTGCTGCCATCTCAGGACAATTTACTTGATCCCAAGGTTCAACATCCCTAGTCCAATTCCTATCATGACAGGGTTCATCTTTAGTGATTATTTCTGTTGTCATATCTCATACCTCTATTCATAGTATACCATTTTTTAGTTTTTTTCATACATCTTATACATCCATGTTCATCGTATATAAAACCATGAAAAGTATGATTACACCAACCAATCTGACAATGTCGGCAGTTTTCAGGATATCTATGTTTATGTTTTGTTATTTCATACATAAAAGTCGGCCCCAAAGGGGGAAGCTTTGCCACCCTTCAGGGCCGTTCTCCACGTCACTTGCGCGCTAGCCGTCCTGCTCGCCATTAGCTGCACATAGGCAACTAACGGGTCTTGGCGTCGGTCTTAAAGTGACGTTGCCGGAGGAACCTAGTAAATAAATTATAGCATATTTCAAACTGATTGCAACCTAAAATATGTTAATATTAGGCTCTACCCATTCCAGAACCTTTTTAATTCCTTCCTCTGGAGATACTGTCGGTTGCCATCCTAATTCTAATTTTGCTTTAAAAAATGATGAAGTATATACCCTTTGATCCGATGGTCGCCAATCCTGAAAGTTAATGGGACTTTTCTTACCCGTATACTTCTCGATAAGATCAATACATTCTAGAAGAGATAATGTATATTCTGGTCCACCTCCGATATTAAAAACATTAGATTTAATCTTATCATTGATTAAAAATGCTTCGTAAGCTTTGATTAAATCATCTACGTAGAGACAGTCTCGTACTTGCATCCCGTCTCCGTATATTGTAATAGGTTCTCCCTTAAGGGTAGATATAATAAAGTGGGTCAACCACCCTTGTTCCTCGAACCCCATCTGGTTCTGACCATAAATACAACTCATTCGGAAGCAGGCTGTCCGTAGGCCAAAGATATCACCGTACTCCTGTACAAGTACGTCCCCGGCGTATTTGGACGCTCCATAGGGCGTTCTGCCGCTTTGATCCATAGCCATAACAGGAAAGCCAGATTGATGCCTACCGGGATTGGTCCACCGCCATCGTCTATCCTCTAGATGCCATCCTCCATGGATCGGATAAACCTTATTTGTAGAGGCATATACAAATCTAGCACCAAAGGTCCTAGCGAACTCTAAAGCATTAAATGTACCAATAGTGTTTATTTCGAAATCTCGGCGGGGGTTAGCAATAGAGGTAGGTACTCCGCATTGCCCTGCTAGATGCACTACAGCGTCCATAGCCGGAAGATCTTCCCATATGTCAGCATTCGACACGTCCCAGCGTAAACAAGAGATCCCAAGGCGTTCTAGAGCGTGGACATTAAATAGCTTCCTATCCTCAGATACTTTGTGTCCAAGAAGAGAAGATCTCTCTAGATTATCTATCCCTAAAACGTTATGACCTTGCTGCTGGAAATACTTACAAGCGTTAAAACCTACTAGTCCGGCTGCCCCTGTTACTAGAATATCCATTTTCTCCCTTTCTAAATGGCTCCGTAGGCTGGACTTGAACCAACAACCCGTGCTTTAACAGAGCACTGCTCCGCCATTGAGCTACTACGGAATAAACTGTTGATATTATAGCAAATTTTACTTGGAAGACAATGAAGATGTTCGACTTAAATCGACAGGAATTTTTTCTAATCTATTAGAAAATTCCATCAATTCTGATTGAAGTACATTTAATAGTTCATTAAATGATAAACTATCTGTAGCTTTAGCTAGATTGACAATACCGACTATATTACCATTATCTAATATTTCTCTTATACTAGAGATACTTATTGTCCATGCCTTTGTATCTGGATTAAATCCATTATCAAACGTAGCATTTATTCTTATAGAAAAAGGCATATTAAATCCTCTCTACAGTAGAGTGTAATAGAGTAAACAAAGTACCAGTACTACTATTACTTATACCTATTATTATATCTTTAGATAGAGTAGTATCCTCACTGGCGGTTCCAGTAAATGCACCACCAGCACCTATGGCAAATTCACCTATACCAGTTGTCGGAGCAGTTACCCCAGATAATAACATCGTTCCACCAAGTATTTGTGAGTTTGAGATTCCTCTATTGCCTAATGTAAACTCTAATATTAATGCTCTAGTAGCTGCTCCAGTTGTAATTGCAAGTAAGTCTTCAAATATTACTGTTGATCCAAATGTTATTCTTACAGTAAGATCTCTATTAGAACCGCTATTATTGAGATAATTACATAGTAACCTTGTACGTACGGCACCTGTGGACTCAAGAAAATTAGCAGGTAGTGTATGTCTAAATACCTCTATATTAGTAGCTGTGCTAGCAACACTAACTGGATTGACTTTTCTAACTACTGGAGGTATGAAATTTACTATAGCTCTCTTAGATGAAGAACTTGGTGTTACATAAAAGAATGCACCTTCAAACTCTATAGAGTCTAAACCATCGTAAGAGTCTCCACCATTAGTCTCCTGAACCGTTAGTTCATATAGAGGTTCTCCAAATGTCGCAGAATAAAACCCTCCTGCTACGGTTACTGCTTGTCTAGTTACAGTAACCTGTTTAGCCCCACCGGCAGAGAACCCTAATTTATTAGTTCCAATTCGGAACATACCATTATCGGTATCATTTCTAAATTGAATACCGGGTGATGCAGCCGTACCATCATTGATCTGTACACGGCTATCAGAATCTAGAAAGCTTCCTATTACTAAATTTCCACCACCGACGGTAGATAGAGTTAACCCGCCTACTATTGCCGAGGCCCCAGAAGCACCACTTACTTGTAGGGCACTACCTGTTAATCCTGTAGTACCTACAGATGCGAAATTAGTTCCACCTTGAGTACCAAAGAATAAACTATTTCCTATTTTCCATAATCCTGAAGTTGGGTCAGAAGCAAAGGCATAACTGGGTAAAGTTGCCGAACCATCACCCGTGTATATTCTACCATTAGAAGGAACTTCTACGGTAACAGCATAAAATCCTCCCCTAACTAACACAGCATCTCTTTTGACTACCAGTTCTGTCTCAGATCTGATAGCTATTCCTATTCCATCGTGGTCTTCATCTAAATACACTCCGCTAGTGGTATCGTCAACAAAGGCGTAAGTAGGATTAATATTACCGACAGCCGGAGAGTCTCCCAATATCTGGGATCCTAATCCTAATGTAATAGTGTCTCCGGCACCAGTAATGATGCCTCCATTAGCGGTTATTACCCCCCCGGCAGTTAGAGTCCCGCCAACATTGAAATTGTTGACGGATGCAAGAAACGTGGGAGATCCAGATATGGTTAAGATATCCACACCATCATTCGTAAATATAAATCCGCCGCCACTCCTCCGAATCCCCATCCCGGTATCCCCCGAGAAGGCCAGAGCGGGAGCTGAAATACTTCCGTCTGGAAGGAGTAGGTTGCCGGTCATTGTATCTCCATCTATATTTACATATCTAGAATCTAATGCTCCATCTATTAGAGATACGAGAGGTTTACTATTACCAGAAGAGGAAACATAGAAATAGGACGAATCAAATACTATCTCATCTGAAGATTGGGAGAAACCTCCAGATTCGGATTCTTTAACCAGAAGTCCGTAGAACCCTCCACCTCCGGTCGAAGGACAGGATGTGAGAAGCTCAGACATTATGATCCTGCCTGACTATGAGCCACTGTAACTATAACGTTTGCAGACCCTATTCCGTCGATTTGAAGACCACCATCAGCGATCCACTCATAGGGGATGCTATGAGTCTCTTTACAAGGTACCACAATAGTAAGTTTGTTGGTTCCAGCAGCATCTTGTATATCTACAAGAGCGGGAACATCTTCAGCATTGGCTATAGTAATACCAAAGATAGTTATAGTTTTCCCATTACCAATGGTTCTATCTTGGTCTAACTCAACTCGGGTTAATATACTTGCCCGATAATTCATCTGTCCTCCTAGTAATTAAGGACCCGCTTTGAACTAACTAATACTTTCTGCTTAGGTGGGGTTGATACCACCGGCTGAGATAGAGAGTTAATTGATCTTTTTAATAGAAAAAGTTGTACATTTACAGCCACAGCATAAACTACAAAAAGTGACAATGCGCCATATTCTAACATAAAGTCTCCTCTAAATAATCATTTATAGCTTTAACTATATTTTTATCTTCCATGAAACCCACAGCGACATTACACCTATTACATAAAAGTTTTCTAACTTTTCCGGTACTATGACAGTGATCCACGTACAATTTCTTTGTCTTGTTAAAACAAATACCACAGGAACCATTCTGTAAACTATACATTCTATTATACTCTTCTAAGGTAATACCATACAATAAAGTATAATTATAGTTCCTTTGATATTCTTTATTTTTATCACGCCATGTCTTCGATAATAGATTCATGCAATATTTGCAATAACAATGTAATCCATTCTTCCCATTTTTGTTTCTCACAAACGAAGATAGAGGTTTCTCTGTATTACATTTCGCACAAATTTTCATCGTGGTATCTAAACAATTCCGGCAGTATAAAAAACAGATACGAAAACATCATCAGCTTGCCCGCCGGTAAGTCCCTCTACAATAAGACCATCTTCTGCTAAGAATTTTACCGGCCAAGGAACGCTCTGTCGGGGAGGCATGGTAGCAGTAAACTTTACACTACCAACACCGTCTGTTACCGTTACTTCAGCGGCTGATCCAGAACTATTAGCGAATTCCATACCAAATACAGTAGCTATTTCATTATCATCAAGAATAATTCTATTAGTAGTCAAATCTGCATGATATATTTCTTCGGCACTACCGACGTTAACCTGTTCGCTAACCCCTTCTAAGAATCTAGACATATTGTCTCCTAAGTATTACTGACCTCGGCACCCCATATTACCGGGAAACTGAGCTAGAAATACGAATACTGTTATTACCTTAATTAAAGTTAAATAGAACATACTATTTCTCCTTTCATTTATAGTATACCAAAAAAAGAAGGCTAGGACCGAAATCCTAGCCTTCTTTGCTAATTAAAGCTTAGCTAACTATTAGTACGTAGGAGTCGTTAGGCCCGTAATCTTAGCCGTCTGGTTAACGATTCTGGCTACGTTCTCAGCGTACATCTTGAGGAGTACGGTGAATGAGTCAGTACCGGGTACCCATGCCATGTTTACGCGCTCATCAATCGAAAGGGGCCTTACGACGCCGCGCTCGATTGCGTCCATTCGGATCATGAAGACCTCATCAGGTAGAGCAGCCCAAGAAATGTACCAAGGGCGACCCTCAAACGTAGTTACCGACTGCTCGGCACCAAGTTCTAGCTTCATATCATTGAAGCGTCTGAATGGAAGAGCGATTTCCGTGTAGCGATCAAACTGATCCCAGTTGGAAATGAGGGCGAACCCGTCCATTGAACCAACATCGGTTTCAGTCAATAGCTGCTTGCGGAGCCGTCTAAGGAGCGACTCATCCAAAGCCGTTGAGCTTGCCGCAATAACCTTCGACTGAAGGATTGGGTAAGTTGTTCGGCTGAGGTTATAGATCGTACCAGTATTGTTTACAATGGCTGGTAGACCAAGAGCCGTTACCTCGGTCGGAGGTGCAGACTCGCTCTGCTCACCGGAAATGTAGATACCGTCATTATCCGTTACGGATACTGCACTCGATACCGAAATGGTACCGTTTGCAACCGATCTAGATGTTACGGTAACTGGACCAGCCTGCTTTAAACCAGTGCTGTTGCTTAGGAAAACAACAACCTGACCTACGCGGAAAGGTCTAGCATCATCTACGTCAAGAGTGCTTACGCTGGCCTGAGTGCCGTTAACGTTAGTTAGACGGCCAGTACCATCACCACGAAGGAACGTAACCTCGAAGTTAGCACCGGCACGCTTTACTGCCGCAGAAAGTGCGTCAGTAATACCGGCTGCGAATGCATCTTCGCCGCCACGAGCGGATACAGCCTCAGCGAGACCCGAGAATTCTACTACATGGTAGTACTTCTTTGGGCGTACTCTGTGCTGCTTGATGCGTTCATTTGAGCTAGTAGGAAGCGCGTTATCATCAGTCCCGCGCCATCCGCCACCGGCCTCATTACCGTCGATGCGGATTGGGAAGTACGCACCATCACCCGAAGGCTGGAAGCGCGTGTTTTCCCGCAGCATCGAATAAATCGGCGTCGATAGCTGCTGTGCCTGAGCGATGAAGTCTACGACATAACGTCGTAGAAGCATATCGCCCAATGTCTGGAAATTAGTCATTTAAGTTATCCTCTAGTAAAGGGAGGCAACCTTATCGCTTATTGTCTTGCCTTATAGCTCTAGCTAGGGCCTTAGTGAAGTCATCATCAGATACAGCAGGGAGAACTTTTCTACCTTTTGCGTCTTCTACAACCTTCAACTTGCCCCAATTAGCTTTTCTAAGGTCATCGACCGTAGGCTCTTTGGTAGCCTCTTTAGTTGTTTCATCATTTACTTCAGCTTTACTAGCCCCTCGGGGTGCGCCATACCATTCAACCGTTGACTTGAAGTCTCTGGCGAGTACAGAAACTAACTTACTAGGATCTTTCTCGATTTCATCCCAATTGATCTTGTCAACTAGGCGATCCGATAGGACCCGCTTGTCGTCATCTCCATACTGCTCTGGGAGATTACCAAAGTACCCTTCCAGTATCCGGTCAGCCTTATCTAAGATTAGATCAGCCTGAGTTTCGGCCAAGCTCTGCTCAAGTTCACTCTTCGTGGCCTCAAGTTGCTTGGTAACCTTTTCTATCTCTTTGACTGCTTTAAAGTCACCCTTGGCTTCTGCCTCGGTTTTCTTATCTTCAGCCTTTGAAATAGCGACTTCTTGACCTTTTACCGCTGCATCCAGCGTATCAATAAGTTCTCGAAGTTCTGGTTTCGTGGTGTAGAGTTCGTTAATCTTTTCTACGGTCTTATTAGCGCTTTCACGCTCTGAGAGCAGATGGACTAACTTTGATAACTCTTCGTCGCGCTGAACAAGTTTCTGATTCAGTTCTTCAACTGCTTTAGCAGAATCACTATATTTCTCGTTTACTTCTTTGAAACGACTATAGGGAACTGCCTGAGACTTGCCCTTGCCTTTGGATGCTTCCGCTGAAGCTTCCTTTTCGTCACTACCTTCATCAGAGGCGGATTCTGATTGATCATCTTTTACTTCAGCTTCTTCGGCTACTGCCTCTAAAGCCTTTGTTAGATCATCTGTATTACTCGCCATTGTTATCTCCTAGTTTACGGCAATTGGAGATCTTGCCGAATCTAACTTATCTTTACGCCAAGGAAGGTTTATGGCAACGCATAAAGCGATAGATTAAGTTTACTTCCTATATTTAGATTATCATATATTTATAAGGTTTGCAACTTTATAAAAAAAATGAGGTCACCATGGGGGAGGGACATGGTGACCTCGGGCCTCCGCGCGTACGTAACGGCGAAGGACTTTATTCTACGTAACCTTTTTCGCCTTCTTGAGTCTGACCTTTTTTACCTTTAGCCCTAGAACCAATTAAAGGGAATCGTCCGGGTTCTACAGCTTTCTTCTTTAGGGTAGGAGCCACTCTTTTCCTAGGAGTTACAGGACGATTAACAAGCTGATCAATATGTCGTTCATATTCTTCAGTCTTCTTCTCTGCGTATCTCTCAGCCCGCCATTTTCTAAGACCTTCTAAGTCTCTAGGCGGTGGTATATTATTGTGTGGCATCTTTTATCCTCTTCCTATACTCTTGGCTTTTTACCTAACTTTTTACCTGCCTGAGCCGCTAATCCTAGCGAAGTTGGTGCGTTACCGGGCATAGTACCGGGATCTGCTACATTAGCAAATCTTTGTTCAGGCATTCCTAAGGAGCCAATTTCCTTGGCTTTAGCTGATAGAGGACTATCTGGAACCGGAGAACCCTTAGGTGGCTTCTTCTTTTTAAGAAGCTCTGGACCCATAATCTTACCCAATACCCCTATGGGGTACTGAGTAACATCATCTTCGGCACTGTATTCATTAGCCATATTTAATTACTATAGCGATCTCTAGCTTTTTTACGTAGAGCACCGGCTAATGTAGG